CGTCGCGAAACCGAGGAGATCGAAGAGTGTGGAGACACCCTTCTTGACGATCTCCCAACCGACATCGAGTACGGCGAAGAACCCGGCAAATACGCGCTTGATCTTGTCCGCGGTTTCAGAACCGATGATGAGCTTCTTGGTGAAGCCCTCGATGGCCTGAGTGATGGCGAACAGTTGCTTCCCGGTGGTGGGCGGGAAGATCTCTCGGAACGCGTCCTTGATCGGCTTGACGACCTCGATGAGAGCGTGGAACGTGTTCCCGATCGCCTGGATCAGGACAGTTCGCCCGCCCATCTCCTTCCAGTCCCCGATCACCTTGTTGCGCGCCTCGGAGGAGGAGGAAATGAATCCCCCGATGACGTTGTTCACGTTGGTGAAAAGGGTCCGGGCTTCCTCGAAGTCACCGAACAGAAGCTGCCAGGTTTCGGCCCAGCCGGAACCGACTGCCTCCTGAAGCGTCCCGACCAGCTGCGAGAAGGTCTTGACCTTGGTCGCCGCATCCTGGGCGGTTGCTCCCATTTTGATGATGTCGGCGATCTGCTTGTCGTTGTAGCCCATGGTCTTGAGCTGCTGAGCGTTAAGGTCTCCGGTGAACTTGCTCAGGGTCTCCGTCAGGATGCTGGAGGTCAACCAGCCCTTCTGGAGGGTCATTCGGAACGAACCCTCGTCCTTGACCATCTTGTCGATGGCCACACCGTGGAGACGAGCGGTCTCCATCAGGGCGTCTTGGAAGACCTTGCCACCCATACCGGCGTTGACGACCGAGTTCCAGTCCTCAAGCGAGACCTTGCCCGCGGCAAGAGCCTGAGAGAGCTGGTACATGGCCGTCGAAGCCTGCTGGGCGTTTGAACCCGAGATGGCAGCGAGGTTCGCGATGCCCTTGATGGCTTCGGTCGAGGTCTTGAGCGAGACGCCTGCAGCGGTGAACGTACCGATGTTCCGTGCCATCTCACCGAAGTTGTAGATGGTCTGATCGGAGTAGTGGTTCAGTTCGGCCAGCGCCGCGTTTACCTGCTCAAGATTCGTACCTTCGTGCGCGGTGTTAGCGAGGATGGTCTGGATCGAGTTGAGTTTGGTCTCGTACTCGTGGAAACCGTCCAGAACCGGGGCGATCGTAAGCGACTTGACGAGGTTGAGACCCGCGTCGGTCGCCTTATTGACGATATTCGTCAGGGCGGTGATACCCACGATCGACATCGTCTTGAACTTGTTGGCGATCCCGTCGACCGCGTCTCCGAGCTTGCCGAACGACATACCCTTAACGGTGGCGTCGACGTCCGCGAGGCCCTTGGTAGCGCCCTCCATCCTCAAGCCCTGGTTGAGCTTGTTGAGGGAACCGATGGAGTCGGCAACTGCCGCCTGGAACTGGTGGTTGTCGAGCGTCATCCTGACGATACGTTCGTCAACGGTACTCATGCGGAGGTCACCGCCTTCCATGCTGTGTCGCGGATTTTGTCAAATATGGGTCTGATCGCGGGGTTGATGTAGTCGTACCCGTTGATATACCCACCGGTTCCCGTTCCGTGGCCGTATTGGATCATGAGTGCTACGGGAAAGCCGTTTTCTACGTCGGAGTTGAGCCACGTGATCACGTAAAAACCCGCTCCGGCGGAGACTTCGTAGCTCCAGGAATGGGCGGCCCGGCCGGTATCAATCGGCGTTGCACGGGACAGAGCATTCACGCCCTCATATCCACATGCGTGCATGATCGCCGCGATATCGACCGAGGCCGCCCGCTTCAGGAATGACATCGTCTTGTCGAAGGAGCCGGATGATTCGAAAGATATCCCCATGGCTCCTCCCGATTACGGTGTCGGCTCGAAGATCTGCCAAGCCACCTGACGGGCGTCAGAGGCGTTGGACGACACGATGGTGAACGAAGTCCCGGCCGTCCTGGTGGAACACGAGAGGAAGCCCGCGTTCGTGGTGCCGCTCTGCGCGAAGGCGAAGATCCGGCTGTTGGCCGTCACGGCTGTCGTGGGTACGACCACCGAGCCAGCCGATAGAGTAGCCACTCCCATACGGGCATTGGTCCCCTCCTTAACGTTGAGGCCGTATCCCGCGACGTTGGTTCCGAGGTTCCCGTTCTGCGTGTAGAAGGAACCAGCCTGGAGATTGAAGTTGTCCACGTGGCTCCTTAGGACTTGATGATGGGGAGGAGGACATTGGCGATGGCCGTGTGACCGGCGTCGCTCATGTGGATCGTGTCCGTACCCGAGACGCCACCGGAAGCACCGGAGTTACCCCAGTAGTTGAGGCTGTTCCAGTAGTTCCACGAGTTGCGACCGATCGGCCACATCTCGACCAGTGCGGCTCCGTAGGCCTCAGCGATGGTACGAGCTCGGGCAGAGTAGTCCTGCCACTTGTAGTTGGTGTCGTACTTGCCGATGTGCTGCATGAGGATGATGACGTCGGTTGCGCCGGTGACCGGGGTTCCGCCGACGGTGGAACCATCCTTCACGCCCTGGAGGAACTGACTGAGGTTGGCCGCGTAGGTGTCGCCGGTGTAACCGACGTTGCAGTCGTTGGCTCCGAGAGCGTAGATCAACAGATCGGCCGGGTAATCCGGGCCACCGGTCCATCGACCGGGGTCGTAGGCGTTGGTGAACCCGTTGATGTCGTAGGTCTTGGCCCCGGACATGCCGAAGTTGTTGACCACGATCCCGGTGTTCTTCTCGCCAGTGACACCGCAGACCGCCATGGAGGTGCCAGCAGAACCGGCCTTGGTCATGACGATCGTGTGGTTTCCGGAAGACAGACCGGTGATCGAGGTGACCTGAACCTGAGTACCACCGCCAGGGTCGGTGACCGAGGTAGAGCTACCACCGTCGACGGTGTAGGACCAGTTGGACCGACCGCCACCACCGATGGTGTAGATGCGAGCCTTGGTGCCTCGGACGATGAAGGTGACCGTGTCGCCGACCGTCTGGGTGTAGATGTAGTTCGCACCAGGCCCGTAAGGGCTACCCACGCCCCAGTTACCGGGGTTGGTGACCGTACAGAAGTTCCCGGAAATGGCGTTCCAGGCATTGGCTGTGGTACTGGCCCCCATGAAGGTGAGGCTGCGAGCGGTGTGGAAATACCCGCTTCCGCCGTCGCTGTAGGTGGTCTGAAGATCGGTCATGATCTTCGAAACCCACGGGGCCGTGAGCAGGTTGCTGCTGTACAACCCCTGGGTCGAACTGGAGCCGATCGCCGCGATGACAGCCTGCGCCGAAGCGTGCGCATCGCGCTTGGGCTTCCAGAACTGACCCCACCCCGGCGGGACGTAGATCCCGAGGTCGTTGCGGGGCGAATATGCGGCCATCGAAGACGGTACGACAGCCTTGGTCGTGCTGACTCCGGCCAGAACTTCGGCGTTGGTGGCCAGCTGGACCTTACCGGCGGTGCTGGTGCTCGCAGAAGGGGTTGCACTCGCAGCGATGGCCGCAGCGACACCAGCCGACGTAGCCGCCTTGGCGGTGTCCGTTCCGGTGGTGACCTCAGCGGTCGTTGCGAGCTGAATAACACCCTTCTGCGAGGTCGTGGCGACCGTGCCCGCGAGACCGGCGGGGGTGACGGCCCTGGTGGCGTCCGTACCGGTCTGGGTCTCGGCCGTGGTGGCGAGCTCGACCTTGCCCTGGACCGAAGTGGTCGCGGTGGGGACTGCAGCGTTCGAGATCGCGTCGGCGACACCCTTAGGAGTCGTGGCGCGAACCGTGTCGGTACCGGTGATGGTCTCGGCCGAGGTTGCGAGCTCGACGACACCCGCGGTGGTCGTGTCGGCCGCTCCGGGAAGCGGGACCGCACCGATATCCAGCGGGCTACCGTCCTGCTTGGTGAGGACGAGGTGCTTGGAGCCATCGAAAGTACCGCCGACGATCGTGGCGGCCTCGATGGCGAGAGTACGTTCGGCGCTTACGCCGGTGATCGTTCCCATTGCCGCCTTTCAGGGAGAGCTGATGGTGTAGGTGTCGGCGTCGATCGGTACTGCCGTGGGCCAGGTCAGCGAATATGTTCCGCCGCCGGTGTCGGTGATGGCGAAGTCGGGCGCAATGACGGTGTAGGTACCGTCGCCGTGGTCCGTGACCAGGAACTCCGGGGTGTCGTACAGGTCGAGGATCTGCTCGAAAGTGGGGAGAGCAGGGGCGGCCAGGTTGGAACCGTAAATGAAGTCCTCGATGGCCCGAACGACCTTGGGGTCGGTCGTCCTCGTGTCGATGATGATGTGCGCGGTCGGCTTGTACCCGGTCGTGACGGTCGGACGGGTGGTGATCCCCCAGCTGAAGGTCATCGGCTTCGGGGAATTGTCCTGCGTCTCGTAGTGGTGCTCGCTCGGGGAGACCAGAGCGTTGTAGACCAGGTGGATCTTGTAGCCGTGATCGCTGTTGACCTCATTTCCGACCAAGGTCCGATATGACAGACCGAACGAAAGCCGCCGCTGCTGGGTGATGAACAGACCGGGTCGGGGCTGCTCGGTACCGTCGCACTTCATGAAGAGGTCGGGGTATGTGTAGGCCTCGATCGTGGCCTCGAATTCCTCGTCCCCGGTTCGGTTCGCGTACTTGTACCCGTCGATGTAGTATGGCTGGGCATCTCCCCCGGAGGAGCTTTCCGTCACGGAAATGAGCCCGTTCCACGGAACACCGTCGTACCCGTCGACGTACAGAACGCCCTGGTCGATGCCAGATTCGAAGTAGTTGGAACCGGCGGTGTGCCATTCCAATCTGGGCAAAAGTCCTCCTTTCAGCCCGTGGTGTTGAACTGCTTTTGACGCGCCTCGTTAAGCTCCCGATTATGCTTGGCCAACTCCGCCCTGGTCATCTTCTTCTCTGGAGAATTCTTCAGGTTGAACACTCGGATGAGAGTCAGCAGCCGGTTGAGGTGCCATTCCTCGCATTCCTTGTCGATCCCGAAGCTGAACATCCAGTAGTAGATGAGTTCGTTGGTGATGATTTCCTGAGAGGGTTTATCGCCCCCTCGGAACCAGGTGGCGGTCATCTTAGCGTTGATGTAGTTGTTGATCGCCTGGGCGTTCTCCTCCGTGAGCATTTCGAAGACTCTGGGGTGAACGTCCGGGGTGATTGTCATCAGCTTGATGTAGTGGAGCGTCTCTTCGGGCGTCTTCTCCTGCGGGCCGAGGAACGGCTTTTCGAAGAAGCACTCCCATTTTGACACCGTGACCAGAGAGTGCTCCAGATCAAGCTGGAACGTCTTCGGCGGTATGAACTTCCGAGTCTCCTCGTCGTACCGCTCCGGACCGATCGGGACATGGATCGTGAGCACTCTCTGGTCTCCCGTCAGCTGAAGGTGATCAGCCAGTCGTCGTCGGTGTTCGGGGTGAACGCGTAGGCGCCGGAGGCCGGGACGGCCGTGACCATGGTGTTGCCGGTGATCGGGCCGAAGGCACCGGCCGGAACGACCTCGCCGCCGATCATGTACGACACGCCGGTGACGGTCGGGATGGTGATGATGTCGGTCGAGGAGTTGTAGGTCGGGGCGATCGGGGTGACCAGCGTGACGGTGCCGGAGAACATCTCGATGATGGTGCCCGGCAGGGGCAGGTGCGGGTCGGTGCCCGAGGTACCGAAGAGCTGCTGCTCCAGGACGGTCAGGGTGGCCGCGTCGACCTCGGTGGAGTCGATGGTCAGGATCGCGGTCGGGCGGTACGGCTTGCCGGTGGTCGGGTCGGTACCCGGGACGTCGACCGGAGTGGTCGTCAGGGTCCAACTGAAGGAGGTCAGCTCCGGCGACTCGTTGAGGGTCGCGTAGGCCTTCTCCGACGGGGCCGCCAGGGCGCCGTAGATCAGGTGGATCTTGTAGCCCAGGTCACCGTCGACGTCGTTGCCGACCTTGGTCTTGTAGGCCATGCCGAAGGTCTTGCGCCGCTGCTGACCGACGGTCAGACCCGGGGTCGGAGCCGAGGTGCCGTCACAGGCGGCGAACTCCTTCGGGTAGGTGAAGGCCTCGACGGTGGCGCCGAAGACCTCGGCGGAGAGCAGGTTGGCGTAGACGCGGTTGTCGGCGTACTGCTTGTTCGACTCGGCGCCGGAGGGGGACTCGGTGACGGTGGTCAGGCCACTCCAGGCGTACCCCAGGGGGTAGGCGCCGGTGTTGTCCATCGGGTAAACGACACCGTTGCTGATGCCGTTCTCGAAGAACCGCTGGCCGGTCTGGTCCCAAGTGAGGGCGGTCATATTTCCTCTCTCAGAAGAAGATGCTGAAGACGTCGTGGTTGAGGTCCTTCGCGGCGAAGAACCTGTCGCGGCTGCAATGGGGCAACCTGGAGACCTTGTCCGGGAATTCGCTGTCCGGGTTCCGGTCGATTACGGTCACGATGTACCGCTTTGTCGAACGGTACGGCTCATTGTCCGCGTACTGGGTCCTTGCGTTGTCACGTCGATAGACGATGCAAGGATATTGCAAGAGCAAACCCTCTGGAGGTTGGAAATAGACGCGATCGCTGCCCATCAC